GGTGGTACTAATTTAACGCTTACTTTAGTTGATGCTAACATAACTAACCAAACAGCACTTGAATTAGAAACATTAAGTGAAGGTGTAATAGCAAATAGTGGAACAGCTACAGGATCAAATGGAACCTTAACTAGTGGTTCTAAAGATAATTTAAGATGGGAAATAGCACAACCTAATACATCATCAGGTACATTTAACTTAATAATTAGAAGAGGTGATGATACTACTACTTCTAAAACAGTATTAGAAACTTGGACAGATTTATCTATGGATCCAAATTCTACAAATTATATAGAAAAAGTAATTGGTAATTCAAAACAAACAGTTACTCAAGATGCCGGAACTGGTGAATATTATGTAAAAAATGAAGGAACTTATAATACATTAAGTAATTTTGTAAGAGTAAAATCTGTTAGTTCAAAAACATTAAATTATTTTGATAATAATGGAACAGCAAAATCAGAATACACAGCATCAATCCCATTAGCAGGATCTGGTTCATTTACTGGAGCTGTAGGAGCACCTTTCCAAACAAATGAAGCTAATTTCTATGAAAATATAGATGCTACAGATACTCAAGGATTAGTTCCAGCAAATTATGCTATATCTTTACAATTATTAGCTAATAGAGATGCTTACAGATATAATTTAATTACAGCTCCTGGATTATGTAATAGCCTTACAGGACATGCTGCTCAAATTACTACTATGATTAATAATAGTGAATTTAGAGGAGATAATATAGCAGTAGTTGATTTAGTACCTTGGGGTACAGGTATAAATTCAGTAACAGCTCAAGCATCTTCAAGAGATACTTCATATGCAGCTTCATACTGGCCATGGTTACAAACAATTGATCCAGATTTAGGAGGATTAGTTTGGGTACCAGCATCAGCAATGATTCCAGGTGTATATGCCTTCAATGATAGAGCAGGAGAAGCTTGGTTTGCACCAGCTGGATTAAACAGAGGTGGTTTAGGAACTGTTGTTAGAGCAGAAAGAAAATTAACTAATGGTAATAGAGATACTTTATACCAAGGAAATGTTAACCCAATAGCTACATTCCCAAACACAGGAGTAGTAGTATTTGGACAGAAAACATTACAGAAAAAAGCTAGTGCTTTAGACAGAGTAAATGTTAGAAGATTATTAATAGCTCTTAAAGGATTTATTTCTCAAATAGCAGATAATTTAGTATTTGAACAAAATACGATAGCTACAAGAAATAATTTCTTAACACAAGTTAACCCATACTTAGAAAGTGTACAACAAAGACAAGGATTATATGCTTTTAAAGTTGTAATGGATGAAAGTAACAATACACCAGATGTAATAGATAGAAACCAATTAATAGGACAAATTTATATACAGCCAACTAAAACAGCTGAATTTATATACCTAGATTTCAACATATTACCAACTGGAGCTACTTTCCCGGTATAAAAAATTAAAGAATTAGATATTTATAACAAGAAATAAACAGTAAAAAATGGCAGTATTAGATCCCAATGAAATATTTTACACAGCGTTTGAACCCAAACAATCAAATAGGTTTATCCTATATATGGATGGGATGCCAAGCTACATTATTAAAGGTGTTAGCCCTGTAACTTTAAACCAAGGTGTAGTAACATTAAACCACATTAACGTTGAAAGAAAAGTTAAAGGTAAATCATTATGGCAAAATGTTACTTTAACATTATTTGATCCTATCACTCCTTCAGGAGCACAAGCAACTATGGAATGGGTAAGATTACATCACGAATCTGTAACAGGTAGAGATGGTTATTCTGATTTTTATAAAAAAGATTTAACTCTAAATGTACTAGGACCTGTAGGTGATATTGTTTCAGAATGGATACTAAAAGGTGCTTTTATTGTAAATACTAATTTTGGTGAATACAACTGGGATACTGTAGACACAGCAATTAATTTAACAATTGAAGTATCAATAGATTACGCAGTATTAAATTTCTAAGAAATTCTAAATATTTTTTTAAAGGGAGCTTGGCTATGTCAAGCTCCTTTTTTATATTGATATTTATAATAAAATTAAGTTATTTTAAATAAAAGATTATGGCAGAACTTAAATTCCCTACTGAAGAAGTAGAATTACCATCAAGAGGTTTAATATATCCTAAAGAAAATCCTTTATCAAGCGGAAAAATAGAAATAAAATATATGACTGCTAAGGAAGAAGATATTCTAACTAACCAAAACTATGTAAAACAAGGCACTGTAGTAGATAAGTTATTAAGATCATTAATAGTAGATAAAAAAATAAACTATGATGATATGATTACAGGAGATAAAAATGCAGTTTTGGTAGCAGCTCGTATTTTAGGATATGGAAAAGATTATACTTTTAAATATCTAAATGCTGAAACTATAACAATAGATTTAACAGATTTAAAAACAAGATATTTAGATGAATCTACTATGGTAGAGGGTAAAAATGAGTTCCCTTATACTTTACCTCACACTAACACAGAAATTACTTATAAAATTTTAACTAATAGAGATGAAAAGAAAATAGATGCTGAAGTAAAGGGCCTTAAAAAAATCAATAAAACTGCATCCCCTGAACTATCTACTAGATTAAAATATATGATTACTTCAGTTAATGGAGAAACAGAAAATAAAACAATAAGAGATTTTGTAGATAATTATATGTTAGCTAGAGATTCTAGGGCATTTAGAGAACA